TGTTGGGCCGCCAGAGTGCGCCGAGCCCGTGTCGCCCTGGAACGGCAGACTCGGGGGCGGCGTGGAGCCGTGGATGTGCATGAAACCGATCGACTTCATGTTGTGGCCGATGTCGCCGCCGGTCTGGTGCAGGCCGCTTCCGGAGAACTTCCAGAACGTGCCGCCAACCGTGACTGTCAGGCCGTCATCGGCCAGGTACATCGAGCTTTCGCCGACCTTGTAGAGGATGCCGTCTTCCTTCATCTCGATGTGGGCGTTTTCACCCTGCGAGAGATGGACGACCTCTTCGGTCATGTGGATCTTGGACTTGTCGTCATCGCCCATCTGGACGGTGAGGTCCTCTTCGGTCCACTTGACCATGGCCTTCTTCTCTTTGAACTGAACCTTGACCTGGTTCTCGTCCATGAGCACGTCGGCTTTTTCTTTGTCCTCGCCGAAGCGGAGGTGGACCTTCTTCTCGTCCTGCCGGTAGTAGGACTTGTCCTTGCCGACCGTCTTGAGGATGAAATCCTTGGTCGACTTGATCTGCGTGACGCCGTCGTCGCCGTTCTCGGGTGGCTCCGGAAGCTTGGGGGCCTGGGTTTTCTGCCCGCCGCCTTGACTGGCCGGGACGCCAGCGCCGCCGCCGGCACCGCCGCCGATCATACTGCCGACAGCTCCCATCAGGCCGCCCGACTGCACCTGCTTAGCGATGCTGGCGAGGTTGCCGAGTTGCGAGAGACCGGGCAAGCCGGCCAGGTTCGCCATGGCGCCGACGTTCGCGAGCTGGGTCAGATTGCCGAGCCCGAGACCTTCGAGTCCGGCCATGTTGGCGATGTTCGAGATGTCGAGGTTGGCGAGGCTGCCGAGGTCACCCAGGTTGCCCAGGTTGCCCATCATGCCGCCGAAGTCCAAGCCGCTGAGGCCGGCCATCTGGCTGATGCCAGCGAGATCACCAAGGCCGCCGATGTCGCCGAGGCCGCCGATGCCGCCCGACTTCTTCTTGGTCTTGATGATGAGGTGGTGCGTGTCTTTGGTCTGATGCTGCCAGTGCTGCTGATCCTCTTTCTCGTGGATCAGGCCGACAGTCTCGTCCTGCTTGCCGTGCGGCGATGGAGCCTGCGGACCGTAGTGGTGCGGCTCGACCGTCGACAGCTCGGCGTTGCCGCCGCTCGATCGCAGCAGCGCCTGCTGCCCGACCTTCGGGGGAACGGAGAACTTGATGGTGCCATGCGAGTGGCTCTGCCAGGGCTGCCAGTCACTCTTGAAAGTGCCCTCGCCGCCCATCGCATCGCCGGCCTGACCGCCACTGGGGGTCTGGTCCTCGCCGTCGTTCATTTTGACGTACCAGCGGTCCTTTTCGTATTTGACCGCGGTGATCTTGCCCAGGCGCTCCTTGTTCTCGAACTTGCGTTCGATGTCCTGCATCCGGCGCTCGATCGAAAGAAGGGCCTTCATGTGTAACTCCGGGTTTAGCCGGCCTTACGTTTGCGGCGTCGCTTTCGCTCCAGTCGCAGCTCGGTCAGCACGGTGCTCTTCGAGACCTTTTTCTTTTTCTTGGCCATTGGTCAGTCCTGGGACGGATCGAAATCCGTCGTCTCGGTGCCGGACCTGCCGTCCGCCGTGTGGACGTAGCCGCGCGTGTGGGTGCTGCGCGGCAGCTGCGTGATCTCTGAGCCGTCCGGGCGGTAGAAGAAGTCGCGCTCACGGACTCGGTTATGACCGATGGTGAGTGCGCTCTCCCACTCGACCACGCCGACCGACACGCCTTCACGGCGGAGGACTGGCTGGCTGATCCGGCGGAATTTGACCATGGTTGCCGGCGCCGCATTCGGGTCGCCGAACTTGTTCAGGTTCGCCTTGATGGCGATGCTCTCGACGTATTCCCAGGCGCGAGCGTCACCATCCAGGGCGACGTGCCGGTTCTCGTCGATGATGACGACCACGCAGCGAAGGCGGGCGTTCAATTCGCCCGTCGACTCGTGTTCGCCTGGGGCGTTCATGACGGCGACGCGGGCGCTCGGGGTCCTTACGGTCCACTCGGCGATGTCGTGCTCGTCGAAGAGTCCATCGTACCAGTCGACATCCATGTCGGGGTACATGGCCTTGATCGTATCGATGATCCGCTGCCGGAAGTCGACGATCTTACTCATCAGTCGCCTCCATGCGCCAGATAATCGCGGATCATCTTGGAGATCCGTCGCTTGTTTTCGTCAGAGAAGCCCATGAAAGGGCGAGGCGGGATCGTCTTGCCCCGGATCATGCCGCGCGTCCGTTTGACGCCGTCCTGCACGTACGAGGAATAGGGTTCGCCCTCCTTGTTGAGGGCAGTCGAACTGAGCACGAAGCCGTCATGGGAGACGTCCTCGATTTGGATGCCGCGCGAGAGTTCGCCGCTCTGGAACAGGATACTGTCGTTTCCGTTCTTGAGCTTGATCGTCACGTCGCGCAGTGCCGCCCAGCGCTCTCCGTCAGGCCCGGTCTTGCTGCGCAGGACACGGTTGACGGTCGACCGCTTCATGTATTCGGCGGCTTCGGCAAAGACCGGCTCGAGATGCAGCGTGTCGTGCAGCAGATCGGCGATGCGCTTGTTCAGCTTGCGGATGTCCCGCGCGTCGATTTTGACTTGAAGGTCGGCCATTACGCCCTACCGCAGTCGAAAGACCCTCCGGAACGCCGGATGTTGGGGTTGGTCGTGGTGGTCGTGCCGTCCGTGCCGGTCGTGGTCTCGGGCGGGAGCCCCAGTCCAACCTTGCCGGTGGAGATCTTCTCCAGGATCGCCAGCGCGTCCTCATAACGAACCCGCATCTCGTCGGTGCGGCCCGTGCGCCCCAGCGCAATCTTGTAGACGGCGATGTCGATCGCACAGTTCTTCACCACGCCGGGCGTGGGGGTCACTGGGATCGTGTAGGCGGCGGAGAGGTAGGCGTCGCAAATTTCGTCGGCCGCCTGGAGCCCCTTGGCGACAACCGCGGGGTCCGGCGTACCGTCTCGATCGTAATCGGCTATTTTGACCAGCAGGTCGTTGCCGTAAAGGTCGTCGATATCTTCCTTGCTGGCGTAGCCCATCACGTCTCCTTACTTGGTCTTCGCTTTGACCTTCTTCTTCTTGCGGGTCACGGGTGCCTTGGGCTTGTCGGCGCCGGCATCTGCCTCGGCCTCATCCTCGTCACCATCTTCGTCGCCGGCTTCGTCACCAGCTTCGTCGGCATCTTCGTCACCAGCATCTTCGCCAGCGTCGTCACCGTCCTGCTCGCCAGCTTCGTCGGCGACGATCGTCTCGTCGGCCGGCGCGTCAGCGGCAACTTCCGCTTCGACCGGTTCAACGGGCTCGACCGGCTCGACCGGAGCAATCAGCTCGGCCGGCACATCGGCATTGCCGTGCAGGTTGGCGAAACGAGCTGCACGGACCTCTTCCGAGGTCAGGCGATGCGTGCGGTTCTTGCGGTAGGCCGCGGCTTCTCGCACTTTGTAGCCCTTCGTTCCGTTCATGAATTTCTCCAGAGCACAGAGCCCTCCCCGGTTTCCCGAGGAGGGTCTTGTGTTTCAGCTTACGACGCCAGCATGTGCTTGAAGGCGACGATGCGGACGATCTTGGGATCGTACACGCGCTGCCAGTTGGTCGTGGTCGCCAGCTCGGAGTTCGCCGGGGTCACGCCGACCTGGGTGCCGCCGAGCCACTTCACGCCGCGCGGATGCATGACCCACTGCCGGCGGTTGACGATGTACTCCTGGCCCATGCCCTTCAGAGCCTGGCGCTCGACTTCCACCGGCACCTTGGGCGACTTCTCGCCGTAGCCGATGGCGCCGGGGCCGAAGATGTAGGAGGTGAACACGCGGGTCGAGCCGGAGCCCGAGACCGGCATGCCGTCGTCGACGATGACGCTCTTGCCGAGGTAGGTGGGGACCGTCAGCTTGCCCTGGCTGTCGGGCACGAAGTCGATCAGGTCGGCCTTCACCATCGCCTTGAGGGTCAGGGAGTGGACCGCCACGGCGTTCAGACCGCCCTGCTCGTCGCCGAGCAAGAAGGCTGCGTCGATGAACGAGTCGGCGTCGAAGTACTGGGCACCACCGGTCAGCGCGGAGATGTCGTTGACGTTCGCGGCCATTGCAGCCGAGCCCATGGCACCCGCGAGGGTGGAGAGCAGAGCGGTCTGCATGCGCTTGTTCCACCAGTCGGCGAAACGGTTCGCGATGGCGTCGATCGGGTCGGCGCCGGAGAGGTCGGCGGCCAGGTCGGACGAACCGAAGGCCTTACCGCGCAGAAGCTTCACGGCCACGTCCTGGCCGGTCGTCATCTTGCCAACGGTCAGGTCGGTCGAGTCGTCGAGCACCTGCTCGGCGTCCGAGGCGTCGAGGTCGTTGAAGAACGGCATGTTGACCGTCTTGCCTTCGATCTCGGCGTCGATGACGCTGGACAGGTCGGTGATGATGCCCGACGTGAACAGCTCCGACTTCTGCGTCGAAAGAACCTGCACGTACTTGTTGAACTTGGTCGGGACAATCATGTCCGCGAGACGGGTCTCAGTCATTTCTCACTCTTGAGGTTGGACTGGCCGCTTGCTTTTTGCATTCAAGCAAACGCCCGGACAAAATCCGGGCGCCTGCATGTTGGGAAGGCGGGAGGACTTAGTCCTTCACGCCGGCCGCTGCTTTGAGCTGCTTGGCCAGATCGGGTTTGGTGTTTTCCAGCACCATTTGCTGGGTGATGTTGCGCGTCTCGGCGGCCCAGGGGTTCACGACCCCTCCGGCCGGCGCTGCGCTGTGGTTTCCGGGGGTGACCCCCAGACCGCGCTTCTCGTCAGGCTTGAACAGGCCTGCGCGGCTGTCGCGGATCTCGGTGACGAGATCAGCAACGGTGAACGCGGCGCCCGTGTGGTCCTTGATGCGGGGGTTGCCGTTCTGGTCGATGACCTCGACGGTGACCTGGCCGTCCTTCATGGACGTGCGGACGTAT